CCATGTCTTTAGCCACCGATATGGCGTACTCTGCGGCGCGTATAGCGCGATCCCTGATATTGTTTACAAACGATAACGCATAGTTAGCCATGTGTGTGCCGAGTGTGAACATCTCTTTGCGATACCCGGCTATCATCTCCGCTTTCTTACCCGCGATGTCACGGGATACGGTATTAAGTGCTGCGACCGACGACTCATACTGCATAATAGTAGCGGCAGCCATCAAACCAGGGGCACGGTTAAACCCATTGCGGGCGAATGTAGTGCGTAACGTCTCTGAGTTATGTGCGAACGCGGCAGCCTCGCGGTCTACGGCTCTACCCCATACGGCAGTTTCATCGGCGTTAGTGAGTCCATACGACCCTTGCTCGATGGTAATGGCATCGCGTAGGTTCGTGAACCACGCGGGTAAATCCTCAGTCTCCGCCCATAGGAACGCAGGTATAGTGCCATCCACGTTTAGTGTCGGGGCTACCTCGGAGAATACCGGTAAGTCTGGGATCGATAGCGTCGGGGCAACGATTACATCCAGGGTAGGGACGTCCGGTATAACTACATTAGGTAGGGATGTCGGTGGGTCTACAAACGTAGGCATGACAAAATTAGGTAGTGACACGTCCGCTACGGTCGGCATAGTCGGTAGCGTTATTACCGGCGTACTCGGCATGTTGACTGTAGGTAGCGTTATGTCCCTAGGTGTGAATGCTGTGAATGCTAATGTCGGTGCGACAGGCGCTGTGCCAAACGATGGCGAGTACATGGTGCCCACTGTTACATTCGTGTTCGCCACGTTAGTTGCGCTTATCGTTACCGGTGAGAATGTAGTTGTGGGTAGTACGAAGTCGGCAGGGTTATATACCGTTGGTAGCGTCGGGTTAGTCATGGTAGCGGCAGGCGCGGTAACCATAGGCGCAGTTATTGCAGGCACTGTTATAGATACGGGGGCAGTTATCGGTGGTGCTGCTATCGACATAGGCGAGAACGACCCGAGGCTAGAATTGAGCACGGGCGTTGGGCCTAACTGGTTAAGGGTAGGTTGGGTACCCGCGTCGTTACCAATTTTGCCTAGCGCGTCAGCTATACCCTTCATAGCACCTTCTATAGAAGATGTATCGAAATCTGTAGCAGTGTACTGGGTAGTCTTTGCCGCCGACGCCGTCTCCGCAGAAGTCATGTATTGCTGCCAATAGTTAGCCGCCGGATATAATGATCTAGTCGTCGAGTCTATCGTACTTACAACATTTTTAAGCTCGGTTGTTATGTCACCTACGGTAGTTGCTACATCCATCAGACTAATACTCCTAAATCTACGTACGTCCCTATACCTCTGGAGACGACGGATAACACATACTCTATGTCCATAGGTTCGGCGGTACTATCGGTACCGGCTCCTACAGGTCTAACCGCAGTAGTCTTTACTTCGGTATGCGCAGGGAGTATACCACGGATCGGTGTAAATAACTGCTCCTCTATAACCGCTTCAATTGCCGCAGGGGTGAACCGTTTATGCATCTCCTCATCCACAGGTGCCTCGGGGTTATCCCTCAGGTACTTATTTTCAAGCTCTTGTAACTTAGTGGCTATGTTCGAGTTAACGCGTTCCTTCACCTGCGTTATCCTGCTTGTGTCCTTTATATACCACGGTTGTATGTATCCTACATCTAGTGCTGGGGCAGGTGTTCCTTCCCCCTGTATAGACATATACTGTACAGCTTCAGACAGAGGTACGAACGTTGGTACGTGCTTAGGGCTGGGCGGCTCAACGGATGTGTCGAGGTATTCCTCGCGCATTAGCGCATTTAAGACAAGGAACTCTGGAGACCGCAGAAGTTTGTTATAGTCTAGTATGTTCCTAGGGGCTGTATCCACTGTGTATACCGGAGTAGACGGTGTAACTGTTTTAGTATACACACCGCACGGGTCCGTAACATTTGGTGCCACTATCGCAAAACCGTCCCCCGTAGCCAAGGGTATGTAGTTATATGTTAGATAATCACCCCACCCTACCAGTAGGGGTATCCCTGGCGGGTTTACGATAGGGTCGTGTGTATTACCGTTAATAGGGTTCGGGTCCGGTACGAATAGTTGTACATAATCAACCGCCCGCATGGCGTACCCGCTATACACAGCCTCACTTATGACGCCTATTATATCCGCTGTGTATACTTTACCGCCAGTGCCATCTATGATTGTCACCTTCCCAGCGTCTGCCGCCGTCTCCGGCCCATATTCCCCGTCCGTAAATATGGGCGCTGTGCTAAGTGTAGTCTTAAAAGCTGCAGACGTGTTCGCATCCTGCGCTTTGTTCGTCGTATCACCGCCCTCTTGGTATGGGTTCCTATGTGAATCGGATGAAACCCGAGCGGTCTCATCACCCTTATATTTCATTGTTGTGTCATATGACCCTATGTGGTGCATACTCTGCGCGTCTATATCTCTGGCGTACCTAACCCCGTAGCTGGTGTTATACACCTGTGTATTATTCTTGATATATTCTAAGTCTATATACCGAGGCATCGCCCCGCCGTAGTCAACTAGACTGGTGCCCCTGTTGTAGTCCTGTGTCGGATGCGCTAGTGCGTATGCGCTAAGTGTCTCAGATAACTCCTTATACCCATCATCTGGGTAGTATTCGGCTCCTAGGGACATATTTGCTGTACTAGATACCGTGTCGTTCCTTGTATGCGTGACTTTGGGAGTAACCCCGTCGGGATACACAGTGGCAAACTCCATAGTTGACGCAAGTGTACTGCTTCCTACTTGTGCTGCTCCTACCATAATGTTGGTATTAAACGTAGCTACGTTATGTATACGTGTGTTAGTAGTGCTTGGCGCTCCGTACGTATTTGTGCTGTTATATGTTGCGGTGTCTGCGTGTGTGAATGACCCCGTACTGGATACAGGTACCGCACCTATTATAATTACTGTACCGACAAGCAATGGGTATGCGGTATATGTCGGCGTGATAGCCGCCTCCATACTTCCCGTACTGGTACCACCTGAGTCTGAACTGTATGTATGTGTTGTGTCCCCGCCTCGTGGGTTCCAGTTGTATGTGCCCTCATCGGACATGTTATACTTAGCCGAGCCACCGCTCGTCTCATTAGTGGACAACTGTATATTCGTCGACACAGGGAATCCGGCGCCGTTCGCATATATACCTTTGCACGGTATGAGTAATTTAGTAGAACAGGTACCGCTACAATCTACATTACGCGCATAGGTATAACCCCCGTGACTTGCTGATGTTCCACTGCTGGAGCCATACTCGGACCCGATGGGGTCACTTTGGCTGGAGCTCTTATAGTCGTAGCCACGCGTAACCTGCTCTACAGTATGTATAGACCCGTTGAATTGCATCTCCTCCGATATATCTGCGCCCGTTACATTCATTAGTAGTGCGCACGGTATGGTGCTGTTTGCGTCTATAGAGGCTTGTCCTGAATAACCGGACGATAGACTATTGGTAGTGCTAGTGCTACCTCCGCTTCCGCTTACGGTTATCGTCGAAGACGAAGACGAATCCTGCGTGCTCGTATATTCGAGTGACCCCTGTATACGGGTAACGTACCGCATTATATATTTGGCTGTAGGCATCGCATACACCCTAGCGGCCACCGCTCCATCTACATATACCGTGGATACATCCGTCACAGTTTCCACCGCCGCAGTAGGGCACCCTTGCCCAAAAGCAAGGGTGAAAACGATAGGTCCTTGCTCGGCCATATACGACCAGGGTGATGCTTGGTCATTAGCTATGCGGTTAAATGTCTCGATTCCTCTGTTTATATATGGGGCGCACACCTCAACCACAGTAGCTACTGTAATAACCCCGAACATGCGGTACATTACCTCTATACCGACGCCTATACTCATGATGGGTAGTACCGCTAGTATAGCCTCGCGTAACTCACGTGCGTCAGCGCCTATATTAGTGGTTGGTATCTCGGTATACTGCGTTTGTAACGCGGCAAGATACGCAGGTACGCTATCCTTAACCTTGCGTATAGCATCAATCGCTCTATTTATAGCCTCCTTGTAGGAGTCAGTCCAGTCGTTATCGGCGGCATCAGTTAGACTACTTACCATACTGGTATACACATCTTGTATAACGGTTGTATCAGTATTGCCGATTACCCAGTTGGTATACCATGCAAACCTTGTCAAGGATATTTGTAACCCGAGCATATCTATAGCTGTGCGGGCCATACCTCCATATAGTGGGTCAATCATACTGTCACTGTCACTGCCCGCTGTCCCGGTCCCGGTCCCGTAGTCTACATTAAAGTCCGCCGACTGAGGGATTGTAGCTTCGGCGGCAGCCGCCTCGCACGTAGCTATGAATATGGTTGCTATCGCGTTCGTGTCCATATACCCAAGAAACCTAGCATCTGATATAGCTTTTATATTCTTATACATAGCAGAGGACATAAACTGCGAGGCTTCGTCTTCCTTATACAGCTTAGTAGCGGCGGCAAGGACAGCCTCTATGTCCGTGTACTTGTACTCATATATATCTAGTTTCACGACAAGCCTAGTGCTGACTAGCATTAGCTTTATCGTGGCTATTTCCGTGTATTGATTATACATCCACAAACATTTGCCTTTAATAATGCCCTTATGCTTGCCCGCGTTAATAGCGCCTACCGCTGCGGCTATGGCAGCTCCGACCTCTTTAGCCGTATCCCCTTGCTTGCGCCCTACTACCCGTATACGCATTACACTCTGCGCCCAATAGTATCCGCTGCAGCGGTCACATCCACTATGCCGAAGAAGTCGTCATAGTCTAGCGCCACTTTATATACCCACGCGCCGCTAGATGTTCCGGGATTCATAACTGCTCTATGCACCGTCTGCCCTGAGTTCGTGTACATACCCGCCTGGTACGTGCGTGCCACCTGCCCGACTACTGTAGATACCTGCACATTACTTACCGTACCTGTGGAAGCATCAGTAGACACGTAAACCGCACGCGGGCGTTTGAGGCTTGTACCCGCAGGGGCTACACCGAACTCGTCTACACCGGTAAAGTTTACTGGGGCTGAGGTTATGCTGGCGCGGATAGGGGCACCGTTATCTGTGTGCCCACCTATGACCGCTAACCCGCTACCTGTAGCAGCGAAGTTACCCGCAGCAGATACCATGCCAACCGTAGGTGCCTCGGTAACTGCTCCGGTCTTTAGGTTTATTATGTATGTTGCGGCCATATCATCGCTCCCTTAATCGCTACTTTGCGTAGCGTGTACCGTATGCTTACGTTGGGTATAGACACTGCCCGCCCAACGACCTTAAATTTGGGTAGTGGGTATGATGCTGTTAGCGCCTTACCTACCTTAATGGTTCCAGTCGCACGCATAGCCTTAAACGTATACACACCTATTGTGTTGCGGCGAGCAACCATTACTCCATATACTTTCGGCTTGTATATATGCACTAACCCGGGGGCCGACTTCGCTGCCACCGCTACGCCGGACGCTAGTACCTTAGGCACAACACATACGCCGCCCAACATACGCCCGACAGTTACCGCCGTGTTTATTCGTACCTTAGGCAGTAGTATTGCTGCACCCCAGCCGAACGAACCTTGTACCTCTACCTTTGGCAGTTGTATCGTAGCCGACAAGTTAACTGTCTGCGATGCGGTACCGGTAGCATTCAGTTTAGGTAGTGGGTATGCACCCGCTGCGACATAATGCGTCGCACTACCTGTAACTGTAACCGCGTGCAGTCTGTACTCCCCGGTCGCGCGAGTAAATGCGGTCTGTAACGCAGCGCGTACTACCGGCTTGAACAGCGTGTATACTCCATCTATGATAGCTATGCCGGATATATTGATACGACGTAGTACCATGTCCCCCTGATAGAACTTCGGTTTAGCAAGGGTGCCGGTAAATGATAGTCTGGGTAGTACCGCGATGTTCGGTGGGGAGATTGCAGTACCAGATACACGTACCATAGGCAATACCGCGACACCGGTCACACTTACCATTTTGTAAGCCCGACCATTAGCATGGATGCTATATAACTTGTATGGGTTACCGCTCATGGGGCTCGAGGTTAGCGCGTTACCTGCCACATGTAGCAGGGGTAGCGTTATGCCTATATGCAGCGGTGGTGTAAACACGGACATGCTGCCGGATACAACCATCGGTATAAAGTCATACGAGGTGCCGTACTTAGCTTTGCCTGCCACTTCTAGCAGCGGGAATGCGATGCCGTTAGGTGTTGAGTACGCTACCCCGCCAGCCGCTACTCTAGGCAACACATACACGCCGGTACCCGATGAACCATACCCAGTTATACGCCCGGATATTTGTATGGGCAGTATCGACGGGGTAGTGGCTACCGCCTGAATATTACCTTTAAGTACCCCGGATATATCTAGTCCGCTGAGTATCGGTATGAAACTGCAGGTAGCGTGGTTAGTAGGTACTAGCGTACCCCCTATGTTAGGCGTCTGATTCAGGAATAGCATACTAGATCACCGCCTGTATGGTGCCGATGAGCACCCCTGTTATAGTTGGGTCCGCGTGTAGGCGCATGTCGGCGACAGCCCCGGGGATAGTCCCTACTAATTTACCCGTTATAGTAGGGGTCGATCGCAGCCTAGGTGTCGCTGTAGCTGTCGCGCGTTTAGGTGGCGGCGGGGTATTGTCTGGTTCTAAATCTACACGTGTCACGTATAGACCACTATATGTGTTCCAATTATAACCAGAGCGGTTGCCATGTATAGCCTGCTCTAGATTGGACTCCGACTCGAGTGCAACTAGATGTAAACTAGGGGTCACACTTACCCCGAATACGTCCGCTTCTGTGTCAAGGGGTGTAAATGGCGCAGCCACGGAGTACGCACCAGATGCACTAGAACTCGTGTACCCCTTGATGTGTATCACCGCTATATACCCAGAGGTGCCCGGAGGGGATATTGATGCGGATATATTGCATGACGACCCGCCTGCAGGTATCGTACCAACCTGTGCGCCGGTTATATGGTCGTACACCGGTATAGGCATAGCTGGCGTCGGTGCAGTGGTTGGCGCAGGAGTAGCTGCGGGATATGCTACCCCTATTGTCTTGGACGCATATATACTTGTCTCGCCGATCTTACCTGCTTGTAGCGTTACGTACTTATTAAACGCTGTTACTGGGTCAGACGCGGACATATACAACGGTACGTACTTATCCCCATTGTTCGCGGAGTATAGGGTAGTGTCCCCCGTACCTGCGAACTTATACCACAACCCCGCTACCGGTGTTACTGACACGCTGGTAGTGTCCCTTTTAGGTACAGGTACAACGCCGCTAGGGTAGTCGGATACCAAGTATGTAAAGTTAACCTTGGCTGTGTCGAACACATGCTCCGGTGCAGGGTAATCAATAACTACTGGGCGCATGGTACCAGTCACATTAAACGATATAGCCCCCGCATCCATACTACCGCTTAGGTACCCAATAGATACGGATATATCGCTGCCGTAGTAGTCGGTTATACTAGCACGTACAGTAACTAATGAGCTTGTACCTATACCGCCATATACATTAAAGGCAAACCCTGAGGATATGAACGCAGGTGTTATCGGGTACCTGATGGTATTTGTATATGTACCAGATGTTATCGTTACATTCAGGTACATGCTTATGCCGGGGTATTGGTCAAGCACCTGCGTAGCGGTGGCCCAGTTAACTCTGAAAGCTATTGATTCGTTTAAGTATACGGCCCCCGGATATGGGTACTGCGTACCGTCATTACCAAATACGTGATCAGCTACTAGCACGGGATTAGCGCTAGTAGGTGCAGTCGTTGGTGCAGCACTAACCGAGAAGTAGTCATTTGTTATTACGTTATTTACTTTGAGTGGGTTAGTCGCATCCGCTACTTTACCTTTGAACACCACGTACCCATCGCCAACATAGGACCCTGCGGTATTGAGGGTACACATATATAAGTTGTCGTTACCAGTAAAACTGCTTAGGGTGCCGTTTATGGCTGTTATCATATCCGCCGTAACCCCGGTTACACCCTTAGAGAACCGTATGTACACCGAACTTTTTCCGCCTACTGTAATGTTAGGGAAATCAACAATAACTGTGGCCGTTATCGATGTATCTATCTGCTCATTAGGCGCTAACGTAGGCGCCGGAGTAGGTGTAGTTGTTGGTGCAGGCGTAGGTGCAGGAGTAGGTGTAGTTGTTGGTGCAGGAGTAGGTGCAGGAGTAGGTGTATTGCCCGCCCCAGTTGTAATCATACCTTGTATATATACGGTTGTTATCGCACCTGCGCCCGTAACGGAGAACGGTGCTACTGGCGGTGTACTGCTTGTAGTGGTGCCAGATGATGGCTTGATAGTACCGGATACATATACGGTTGTTATTGCTCCGGCACCCGTGACGCTAAACTGCTGACTCATATTATCGCAACTGTATAGTTATTGGGTCTGCTATAAAATATGACCCAGCGGTAGCCTGTCCTGTACCCGTGAGAGCGCTTATAGGGATAGCAAGAATTGTGTTGCTATCTATATGGTGATAGGAGCTAGAGACAGTGTCTGATACTATAAATGCCGTAGGCGTTGCGGTAAACGCCCTATTAGAGCCTACACTCAATGCGGCTAATGCGATATCTATACCGTTACTAACTGCGGTAATACTACCATGGTACGTATATGTGAACACGCTGCTATCTATCTGGTTACTCGCTATCTCCGGTCCCAATCCGGATACAGCTAGGTCTATATTCGCCCACGGTTCGCTTGTAAACCACCCAAACACACCGGTGTGATTCATGCCGTTATCTAAGTTGAACACTGCATCGGCAAGCGTGCTATTAACGAGCATAGTTTTTACGCTTGCCCCAATAATATTAGCCATGTGCTACCCCTATGATACTGGTACAGTGAACGTTAGGGTTGGCAGTTTGATTACATCGCCTACCAGTACCTCAGTGCTAGCCATTGTTACCGGTGCATCTACGGTACCTATCGGTATTACGGCGGCTACGATACCCGATGTCATGTTTGATCCGCTACATATAACTAAGTATTTGGCAGTTCCCGCAGCGGAGGCAGTCATATGATCATTTAAACTACAAGTAACCGTTACTGTCGTTGCGCCCACGACGGGGGTGCCTACGTTAAGGTACCCTAGTGAGGTCCCAGTATCCCCAGTCATAGATGTGAACCCCGCAGCAGCAGGTGTTTTACCCTCCCCCGCGAGCAACGCATTTATAGTGTCTATGGACCGAGTATCAGAAGTAATAAACACATACGTGTATGAATTTAGTACGCCCGATAACGCCGCACCTAGATTATTCTTCAGTGTTGTACTCATCTTCATATGTGCACCCCTAGAATATATTTGCGTTTATGGTGACGGACACCGTATCACCAGTAGCTACCGCTGTAGTATCGATAATACACTCCGCGCCAGATGACGGTCCACCGGCTGTCAGGAACATAACCGCAGTACCATCTGCGGGAGCAGACCCGGACTGTGTTACCGCTATGTACCCTATAGTCCCGCTAGCGGTTATGTCCGCTAAATATTTATATACAGGGGTGTTTTTATATGTGCTAACCGTAGCCGCTGCTGCAGTAGTCTGTACACATGCTGCTGCCCCTAATAGGGTACCAGACGGGGCCCCCGTACCGGCCGTAGGGATCGCGCCTGTGTATAGGTATACACCTGAGTACGCGGCAGCAGGTTCCCCTTGGAACACTGCTGTAGTCACGGCCTGGAATAACGCGAGTCCGGCTGTATCCGTTAAGTACCCTAGCATATTAAGCTCGGGGTAACTGGACTGAGAATTGTGTTACAGTCACAGGCGCATTGGCTTCTAGCAACAAGTTAGATAGATTGATCTCTGCACCTGCGGTAGAGATTGACCCGTCCATACGCTCGAACGTAGTGCTTGCTAAACCGTTATCCGCGATAGGGCTAATACGGAACCAGCCTGCAGTACCGTTAGCGCCTACAGTACCTGACCATGCTTCAGTACCTTTAGTGATAGTACCGCCAGTAGCTGTGGTTGCCCATGTTAATGGGGCATTATCTGCGCCGGCTGCTGTCAGCGTGCATAACAACGTACCTGACGTAGCGCTATCTGCATCAGCAGGTTGCGAACCTGTGTACACGCGCATAACACACGCGTTCATTGTTGTACGGAATGATGCGGTGTCTAGCATCTCTTTTACTAAACCTGTAGATAAACGAACGGCCATTTTTTGTATCCTTACTGTAGAGTTACTATAGCAAAATCAGACCCGCCGACGTTTGAATACGTTATGGCGCCAGATATTGCACTTGTGGGAAATTGTACACTAGATCGTGTTAGGTTGTATACCTGTCCTGATGGGGCGAATGCGCAGAATCCATCGGACATCATTGCAAATATTCGGTAGCTACCGTCTATTATTATATCAGGGGCAATTACCGTGCCCTCTATAAGGGTGCCACGGCCGACTATCGTGGTGGTAGGTACGTCTCCCGACATACGTACGAACCGCACCTCCTTGTTGTCTACGTAGTACAGCCCATCGCTAACAGACCCAATAACCTGTGTAGTCGATGCGTCAACTAAGCTACGCATTGGGCACGTGTATAGTAAGTCATATACGCCGGACATGTAGATCGCTGTACCTGTACTGAGGAACAGCATACCCGCGTGCAACGCTGCCGTACTAAATGGCGGGATAGGTGTACTCGTGACGCTACGCACAGGTATTGCCATCCCTCTACCGTCGTCGACAACGTTATACGGTACCCCTAGCGGGGCTGACCCGCAGGCAAGCGGTACGCTACCGCCAGAGGCGCTCATATATACCATGTACCCTATGGCTGCAGCAGGGGCAGTTAGGGGGTCAACGGATACGCGAACGCCGCCTGTGTGCGCTATCGATACCGTAGCTGTAGGTGGTGATTCACTGCCGTCGGCTAATACGTATGATACCTGCAGAAGTACAGACCCTATAGGCATTGACCCGCCTATATCCATAGCGATTACAGCGGCAGACGCGGGAGGCAATACCGCAGGTGTCTCGTTTACAACCCCAGTAACGAGGGTGAATACCCTGACCCTATCGCTACACACCAACATATCTGTCGTAGGTACGTAGCACATAGGTGCGGTTACATTCGTCATGGGAGAGAACGCAGCGGTTAGCGTGTCGATACGACCGAATGACCCCGCCGACACACCATACAACTGCCCGTCGTACTCGATCATGTCCGTATACACCGTACCATCCGCCAAGGTTGTGAACCCTGGACGAGCGATAATGTTGCCGGAGTTATCAACCATTACATTCTCAGCAGAGGCTAGTGCTCCTGCTGGCAGTAACGTAGCCGGTAATGTGTTATTTATCCCGCTGAACGCGCCTAGCGACTGGTACACGAGTGCCATTATAGCGACCCTGTAAACATCACACTTGGGCGGCCTGATGCTACCCGTGTGAAATTACTACGCATCATAGCGATGGCGTGGTCGTACCGTTGTTTGTACCCGGCTGCTTTGGCATCTGACTGCCCATCTACATCCCTATCGGACAGTGCACGATATGCAACATAATCCGCCAGCGCCATATGGTACTGGATAGGTACATTAGGTACCGAATCAAGGGTGCCGTCCGTTATCTCGTCTGGGATGTATGCCCCGTATATGTCTAGTGATATTGGCTCAGACGTAGCAGGGTACAGCGCGATACTGTCGGGCGGGCTATTAACCATGTAGAACTTAGGCACTGTGCCGCTAACCGATACCAGGGGGGTGGCGGTGTTGGATACTATCCCGCCCTGTGACGTGAACATCTGGTACACGTCTATCATGCCGACAGGTAGCATGACTGTACCTACGTTCATGCCCACGCTTATAGAGGTTCGCTTGCGGTAACAGTGCGTCTCAGCACACATGTTGATATACCCTTCGTTGAAGTACGCAAGTAGTAGGTCGTCGTCCCACATGCGGTCAGTAGGACCATCGATGACCACAGCCCGATCGCGTAAGTAGTTCTTGGCTACTTTATCTAGGATGTCTACTACTTTCACTGCGTTCTCCTTGAGTAATTATACCGACGCTTCTGCTGCGTTTGCTTCTGCTGCTGCGTTTGCTTCTGCTGCTGCGTTTGCTTCTGCTGCTGCGTTTGCTTCTGCTGCTGCGTTTGCTTCTGCTGCTGCGTTTGCTTCTGCTGCTGCGTTTGCTTCTGCTGCTGCGTTTGCTTCTGCTGCTTCTGCATTTGCTTTCTTAGTAGCCGCTGCTTTCTTAGCTGCTTCAGATCGCTTGTTGGTCGTGCTGCCCGCCAAGATCGCCTCTGCGGTAGCGTCATCAATTTCACGAACCTTGCGGTTGTTTAGTGCGCCTTCGTGATTGATATAGATTGTACCATCTTCGTGTTGGATATATTTAGTCATTGCATACTCCTTAGATATAAAAAAGGGGGAGGCATGTGCCACCCCCTACTTCTGTAGTAGCTAGTTACTTAGCTACGTACAAGTCGACAAGCATGTCAGGCTTAACAGTTTCATAACCGTATACCTGCAAACCGCGAATCAACTGACCAAACGTTTGTTCTGACTTCAAAGTTTCAGTGTTTAACAACTGAGACGCGAATGTCAAACCAGCTTTATGGCCCGCTAATACGTGGTACGCTTTACTACTGCCATCTGTTACCGATGGTAAGTGGTGGCTGATGTACACTGTGAAACGGTCGATCATGCCGATCTTACCATTGCGCATTGGAGACACTGAGTCACCTGTCATGTACGCTTGCTTCAAGTCAGACTTCTTCAACATACCAGCCATCCACGATGGGATGATGATATAGCGGTCGTTTTCTGGGCAGTTCTGTTCATCTAATGCTGTACCAGCATCGATGATAGAGTCCACGACATCAGCAGCAGTTAACACAACTGGTGAACCAGTAGCACCTAACTTGATGTCGCCAGAGATACGGCCGGCTGAGTTGCCCTTGTTAGCCGCTGCGACAGTCGAGTAGACACTACCCAGCACGTCACGGTCAACAGTCTGCTTCATCTGTTCAGATGCATCAGTAGCCCACACATCCATCAATGCGATGTCTGATTGGATACGGTCGATGTCGTCTTCAACAGCGTTGAAATACTTAGCCTTGTCAATTAACAACTCTAAAGTAGGGCTGTCAGGACGTTCGACTTCCAGCTTAGCGCCTTTAGTGTAGTCTTTGATGGTCAAAGTTGGGCGTGTGCGGATGATAACTTTATCACCTTGACGCTTAATTTCACCTTCATAATCAGTGTTCGCAATAGCTGCCAAAACGGTAGCATCGTAGAACTTCTGAATCAATTTACCTGACCAAATCTCCGGGATAAACTTACCCGAGTATTGTGGTACCGTTCCGCCGCCATATACTGACGCGCCAGATGCAACTGCAATAGACATGAATCACCTCATTTATTTAGAAAAAATACGTCGCTCAAAAGCCGCTACTTCTTCAGGTTTATTACGGTACACACCGCGAGACACATCATTATAGAACTGCTGAATCTCTTGGGGTGTCGGTGCGGGCTGTGGTCCTGTAGGGGCACTACCTGCGCGAGAGCGTCCGGGTACTACTTGCGTAGTGTCATCCTTCGGTTTTGCTTTAGGTGCCGCCGGTGCAGTCAACCCAGCGTACTCATTAAAGAACCCTGTAATAGCCCCGATATCCTTTCGGTTGTATGCTGCTACGAGTAACTCTTGGTACGACATGCCGCTGCGTGGGTCCACATTCCCTAACCACGAAATAAACTGTTGATCGCGGTTGATCTCATCAAAGCGTCCGATAGTGGAACGCAATGTTTGATCAAATTCCTCTACCGTTAGTTCTTGTTTAAGCTGGTTAACACGGGCATCTACCTTGCTTGCTGTCTCCGCCATGCGGTTATCGGCGATAGCTTCTGCCATCTTTGCCGCTGCACGTAAGAGTTCAGGCGGGTAATCCTCGAGAACCTGCTTATCAACAACTGATAAAGGGTCAAACCCGCTAGTCGAGCTGCTCGGGGTACTAGCTGCCGGTGCTGCCTGCGCTGTCGCATTGTTTAGAGACATCTGCATATCTGCAATTGTGCCTTTCAACTCTTTGATCTGTGCGTGTAGGCGGGGAACCTCAGCGTTATACTTGCCTTGCAATACTTCGTACTTGGCGCGGTATGACTGGTCATCTACTGGCGTCGCTGGTGTGTCCGTCGGTTCTACTACAGTATCCGTTTGCGCTGCGGGTTGTGTAAATCCTTCTTCGGTACCGGCAGATGGTGGCGTAGCCGTGTCATCTGGTTCGGTACTCACTGCTTGCTCCTGTGGGAGACCTTGTTGGGCAGTTGACAGCTGACGAATTAACTCATCGGCTGCCGCACCTGCTTCCTGTGCTTTAGATACTACGCTCATTACGCAGCACCTGCTTGTGCTTTGCGGATTGCTTCTAGGTTACCAACAGCATTACTCACTTCATCGCGGAATGTTGTTAGTCCTCTAGCCATAAATCGTGCCGCATCTACGTCAGCTTTATCAATATACATAGTTGCAACGAGTTGCTCGCCGATCATGCCTGAGATAATCTCCTGCACATCTTGCCACTCTGCGGTGTTACTTAGGCGCACTAAACGTTCAAACTGCTGTTCTGTTAGCTTCATTACGAGCCTCCGTGGTATTCGTATTGTAAATTATGGTACTTGCGACTACGTATGTAATCACATGTTACCTGTATTGTCAACTACTGGATGTCCGTTAAGTAGTTGACTTCCCGTTTCTGGTTCAGGATTCCCTGGATTACCCCCTAAGTCGGGTACCCCGGTATCATCCGTCTCCGATCCGTACTGTGCCATCGGGTTAGCTGGCGCTCCTGCGGCTGGGCCTTGTGGCATCCCCGGCTCCATACCCTCAACAAACCGCTCACGCACCGTCGGCATAATGAACCCTAGCTCTTTCGCCTGCTGTGCCAGCATCTCATAGCGCACAACGTTACCAACGAGCATGTTGTCGACCGGGTTATTTGTCGATACCAAGAACTCGTTACGACGCACGGCCATGACATCTTTAACTGCCAGTTTGTTAGCCCCGCGTGGCGTGATCTTCGCATCAGTACGACGCATTGCCATTGTCGGTTCGTGCTGTAACATGTACATGTATGTACGTTCTAAGATCGGAACAATAATACCATCGTCAATGTTATTGATTACTGTCTTGAGCGTATTAGACGCAGCCTGCATCAGCATTGACAACCCTGTAGCCGTACGACCTGCCCCGCCTACTTTCTCATTACCGCCTATGTATCGTGGGATACCGGTAACATCGTCGGCCATCTTAGTGAAGTTGTCCAACACAAAGGCTAGCTCCTGCACATGGCTGTCTGGCTGGTAGAACTCTAACAGCTTACTACCCTCCAGGCCGAACCCGCCGTTAGACGCGAGCTTGAATACTTTCAGCGGATGTAACGTGTCAACACTCTCACCTGGTGCCAGTCGATCGTAGTTAACCCCGATCATAGGACCAGAAGAAAATCCCATATTATTCACCATGTTACGGACAGCAGCGTTAGCTACGTCCTGCAGGTCGGCCATCAAATCGTAGATACCGTTACCCCAGAAGGAACCGGCGACTTCCTCATAACTTGCTTTCGCGTATGGGGTACGTCCGAGTGGGTCTGGATTCAGCACTGCCTTAATAACAATGTCCTCTACCATCCACACGGACACGGGGTATTCCTTCAGGTCGTCATCGATACCGCTGATGTTGAACTCTTTCAGCTGCGCACCTGACGCGTACCCCCACAACTCGACCGCGTCCATGACGGCTCGCTTCGCCATCGTAGCCCCGTTAGCCGCCGGTTTGTTCTCGAGTGTGTTACGCTGTGACTGGTCTGTGAACCCTAACCAGTCGGACCCGCCACCGCGCCCAAACTTCTCGAGCACTTCACGGATAGCCTCCTCGTCATACCCTTCGACACCGATCAAGTCAAATAGGTCACGGCTCGTGACACGGTGTAACTGGATGATATACCCGTCATGGCAGTCCGTGTTGTACGGACCGGGGTAGATGTCAAAAGGTGACACTCGATCGAACTGCTTAACAACTTTACGCTCTACCGTCGGTTCAACCGCACCCGTGACACCTGGCTTCCACTCGATGACCGGCTGCATACGTAGTGTTGGCCCACGCATAAACCCGCATGGGTACGTAGTCAAGTCCTCAATAACTTGGCCTAGCGCTTTATAGAACCCGCCTTCGGTCATAACGTCATCAACCTGTGACTCGACCTCTGGCAAAATGTCCTGCATTACTTTATTGGCGGCATCGACCTGCCCTTGGTGGATCAACTCAACCTCGTCCGCAG